CGATCTGAATCAGGCGGTTTGAGCCCAAATGGCGTCATTCTGCCCCCCTCATGGCGGATCGCGGGTTTGTTACCCACGTCCCCCCTATGAGGGGAACAACCACCGGTCGGTTACCCGATAGGTGTAGGAGATGAAGATCACTTCACTCCCGATGTCTCCAGATCCTGGAGGCATTAGATCGAGGCAAGGGTTTCCTGTCCAGTTCTGGACGGACCTCCATATACCCATGGTATATAGTGGTAACACCCTCCCTTTCCTGAGTCCGGAAAGGCTCGAGCATCACAGTACCCTCCCACCAAGAGCGGCGCTGTGGTAGGTAGAGATCTTGGTGAAAGATACTACCTGGGTCTTGTATGACTACACGACCCGGAATACCGTTATATTGATCATAATCCATATAACCCGTCCAACCCGTTAAAAACAGGGCTGGGTGCATGAGGATGGCTTCGACAATGTAGCCATCCGGTCTCATTACAGTGAAGAGATCTATCATACGGAGAAGTAACTTTCGATCCGTTGATATCAATACCAGTGTTTCAACATAGGTATCACGGCGAAGGAGTTCTCTCCATCTCGCCATAACCATAGAGTCTGACTCTATAAGTAGGGGGAGCCTGGACCAGAGATTGTCATCTAGGTACAGGTCAGCGGTCAAAATCTTATTGACTGCCTCCTCGAAAGTCTTACCGATGAGATCATCGGGGACAACTGAAGCAGATAATTTATCTGGTTCATTAGGGTCCACCTCTATGAAAAGTGGATCCTCGTTAGGGAGAAAATCTCTCCTAACGAGAAACCTATAGTCATCTCTATAGGTAAACCCCGGATTCCTCCACCGCTCTAAGAAACGTCTTATGACGGGGGGATCTAGGGTCTCTGGGCCAGATTGGCCAACAGATGGCAGTAGGATCTCACGATCGTACTGCATGTTCGGAGGAATAACACCCCGACCATCAAACAGGCCGTTGAACCAACGAGCTTGTTCCAGTTTCATGAACGCAGTCTCAGGACTGAGAAACTGCTTGAAGGAGCGTAGAATCATACGTTCTTCTTCGTGCTCCGCCTTAACAACGGAGCCCTCGGGGAAACGAGTCTCATCTTCAAAGACCTGACGGACCACAGAATAACGGTGCGCCAAACCGCGGAGAGGTCGATCTGACCTAATCCAACGGTAAGCGTACTCGTTAGAGAGTAATTGGTTTACTCTAAAATGTGTGGTCCGGGGGTCTTTGGAGCGCCTAAGCACCAATTTTGACCAAAAGGCCGTATCGGTGGTATAGGAACCGTTCCCCCCTGCCTCAACAGGCATAAAAGGACACTGAGTATCAGCGTCCTGGGGTACCAGACAATTCTGATATCCTATAGCTCTCCGGAAGAGGGGAGCGAGGTCCGAGTTATTCCCAAGACACCACTGGTATTCTTTCCCCAAAAGGGAAAACCTACCAAGGTTGGTATTTGAGAATCGGTCCTCATCAGGTCGGGTTGGAATCAACAACCTGATACGTGGGGTATCAATATACCCACACGACGTACCATGAGAGTACTTGGTACGGGCCACAACGGACTGTCCAGGTCCCTGTGGAACCCGAGATGTCTCTTCGCAGTAAAACATGAAGTCACTGCTAATGAAGGTATCATCATCGGAGACCCGGAAGTCTAAACTTCTCAGGTCATCCAGATACCACCCAAGGTGGTGTCTGAGACGCGAGAGTATGACTAAGTCATCTCCCACGATGGATCCGACGAGACGACCCGTCGGACCTCTCCCGGCGTTAGAGCGGAATAGAACATATTCTTGAGCTAACGTTAGGATAACCTTGGTCATGGGATCACCCATCAACCAACCTCGAAGCTTTGTGCAGAAGAAGATCTTCTGATAATAAACTGTGCGGGGGCCTACGTGTAGGTCTCGGCACAGCTCAAGCAAGGCTCGAGGAGAAGATTCGGGATACTGAATCTCCAAGCCAGAGATCAGACAATCCCAAATCTGACGGCCTACGCTAGGATTAGCGTAGTCCGTAGCAGTTTCGAGATCACTCGAGAGTGCATGTATGGGCATACCTTTGGTCTCATAGGACCAGCCCATGTCATCCCACAGAGTATTCTGAGGATGGAGATCTTTCCAAACAAAATTGAAAAGATGCCGGTCCGCGCGCATGCCGGACCTAACTGGCTGTGTGCAGCAAACATCCTTAAAGATGTGAGCCGCCACATTCAGCAGCTGCACAAGGGCGTAATCACCCACCGTGATCGTGCGGGCCTTGGAAGGCTCGTTGACCACAGATAGGGTGACTTCAGTCACCTTCTGACGGTTGTTCAGCGCCTGACTAATACAATAGTCCAGGACGTCCCGAGAGTTGGAGATCCTCCGGTTCTCGGTGCTAGTGACACTGAGTGATCTCAGGTCATATGTGTAATCGATGGTCATCGTACACGTTTTAGCTAGGGCAAGGTTCTGCCCGCCGGAAGACCGAGGAAAACCTCGGATCGCCGACGGACCCGTGCCTAGCTTGGCGTTGTTTAACACACAACGTCTCATTCTAGGGTGTATCATCCTAGAAAGGACTGGCTCATCCATCTGTATGTGTTCATAGGGCGTCGTAACGACGGACTTGAACTTGGTGATGCTCTGCATCATCATACGATGGTCAGCCAGTCCACTGGCGCGTGTTTGCGTCAGTAGCGCTACGGCCTGTGCACGTAACGCGGTTTGTTGCTCCGGGATAGATCCCAGAACAACTTTAGCCCATTTGAGATATGGGCTACAGGTACGGGAGGACCCGTGCCTGAAAGTGTCAATCGGTTCACCTGAAAACAGGTGCTTCCGGAGACACTTCTTAAACGTCTTTATAGTCTTTATAAACGACGCATAGCCGTTTGCGCAATTCGCAAGCGACCACCTGGTGATATGATCAACACAGGAATACTCTGTATGGGAGTCAACCCCCAACAGGAAAAACGGTAGGCACATAGCCTCCGCAGTGTTGAACCACGACTCAATCGTGGTCAACCTACCGGCGGAAACCGCACGGTAGAGCCTCTGATAGAATACAGGGGACATTTGGGGCCAGACGGATTTCCGTAGGTAACGGAATTGCATCGCCCGGCTCAGATTGGAGAGGTAGGGAACCTCTTCATGGTGAAACCTTACTGAGTTTTTTCTCAGAAAGGATATAGGAACCTTTTTGTAGAAAAGGTTTGCACATCCACCGAAGGATGTGAAGTACCTCTCGAGGAGAACCTCGAGGGGCACGGAGGACGAGATCTTCTCGTCCCCGAGTGTGGTTAGTAGATCACTACTAACCGCCATTCTGGGGCCCAACCTTCCGATCAACGGTAAAGGCGGCATCCAGTGAATAGTCTTTTT